CAAGTTTTGCAAGCTGTTGAGCCTTTGCTGTGGTAGATAAGCCTCTTAATGCCATGCCGCCTGGTACTAAAACAGTCGCAGCATCAGTAAGAACTCCCGCAGGATCCTTTGCCACCGCTTTTTTAAACCCTTCTACAGACCCGTATCGATCCTTTAAAAAGTCAGTAAGAAGATCAAAGTTTTGTTCATATTCTTGTTCACCCGGGATTGCCTTTTGAACCCCTCCTACTGCCATTTTACCCGCAGCAACTGCTGTATCTATAGGATTAAGAATAGCCTGCGCTGTGTCTTTACCCAATTGTAGAAGCGAAGGACCAAAGTTTCGTGCGGCGGATTGTAAGACGCTACCCCACTCTTGCTCTTCAGACGGACCCTTACGTTGAAAACCCGGGGGTAGAGTTGAAGGTGCTTTTTTAGGCTGAAAACCCGGAGGCGGTGTAGGCATAACTTACTCCTATAAGTTTACGGCTTCTCCTGTATTTGCATCACGCCAGGTGCCTTGAGTTTCATCCCAATAGATTTCCTGGCCGGTACCAGGATTTTCAAGGATTTCGGCGCCCCTTGGTACCCTATGGGGCTGGCCATTTGGAGCCCCTGGGCCGCTTCTGGCTGATCCAGGAGCAGCTTCTGTAGGTTGGCCGGCAGCTGGGCCTAAGGTAGTTTCTTCGATTGTTTCGCTTTGACGCTTATGCCACTGTGAAAGCTTATCCATACCAAAGACGCGGTTTCGAGGCACGTTATCGACATCTGCGTATTCATAAATCTCTTTTAAAATAACATCATTTGATGTTTGTGCCGAGACGTATAGATCCTTTGCCGTTTGGACAAAATCCTTACGCTGCGTCTCAGTTAAGCTTGGAGCTTTGCCTTCAGGATCAAGTTTACCTAACCAGATCTTAACGTTGGCTGGAATGACGATCTTGCCTTCCTCTTCCAAACGAGTAAGGTGCGCCCGTGCGTTAGCAGCTGTTTTAAACTCAGATTCACGTACCACTGATTCAGGATCCTGCATTTTCATGAAGTTAAACACAAGAGCCAAATCGGATGCTGCGGTTCCTGTCGAACCTACAGACTTGATCCGGTTATAAGCGCGCGTAACGTCTCTAAAAGAACGAGATTGGGATTTATATGCTTCCCGTAACTTATCGACTTTACCCTGGATATTTTTCTCAGCTTCTACGTCTGCTTTTTGTTGAGCAGTCATACCTTGTGCAGGATCACCAAAAGCTCCAAGACGTTTGGCTAATTCGATTGCAGCAATGTATCCTTCGGCGCGATCTTCATGAGGCATTGATCGAAGATCTTTTAGTCCAGGAATAAAGGGATGATTGGGGTTTCGAATGCTCGTAAGCTCAATAGCTTGATCAAGGAGTTTATCAGCTGCTTCAGGATTTTTAGAAACGGAAGCAGCTACTAAATTATGAGCGCCTTGAACAAAATTGCTTCTATCCAGACTACCAAACATGATATTGAGTTGTCGGGCCTTTTCTGGGTCGGTTTGAGAAATTGCCATGAGAGTTTCTTGAAACGTTTCTTTATCGTTCGCTCTCCATGCTTCCACAGCTTTCGTGCCCAACATTGATAGCTGCGCCGCAGACAATTGTGCAGCTCTACGCGCCTGCTGTTTTTGCGCAAATTCCGTGCTTTGGCGTACGTCTTGAAGCTGCTGTGATTCCATAGCTTGCTTCGTAGCCATAGCTTGAAGCGGAGACATTGCAGGACGTTGAACTAAATTCGCTCCTGCCAGGAATCCTGTAGGGCTATACTGTACCATAATTTACTCCTTTATGCGTAAATTGAATACGCCTGACCGCTTTGCACAGAATTTACGTACCCGGGATTATAGTACGATCCGCCTGCCCCGTAACCCTGGGATGTATACTGATTTGTGGGCTGAGAATACGTAGTTTGCTGAGGCTGTGAGAATTGCTGATACATATTCCAGCCCTGTCCAGCACTTGGGATTTGACTACCTGCCAAGTTTCCAAGTTGACTATACATATTACCAGTGATCATACCTGCGCCTAACTGACCCGCAGCCAGAGCAGAGCCTCCTGCGGCTTGTAAATTAGCAATATTCGTTCCAGCGCCAACTGCAAGGTTGGAAAGAAGCGTACCAATGTTTTGCTGTGTACCGAGACCCGTAAGCGCTCCTGTTTCACCCAGTCTGACAATGTCAGCTGTTTCAGCAGCTCTTGTACCCGCAAGTTGAGAAGCAAGTTGTTGTAGATTAGTAATACGCGCAGATTGCGTTGCTTGTTCCAGATCTGCAAGTCGGATACCAGCTCTCTCAGCCAGTGCTGCTTTGTCCTGAGCAGACATACGCATCAGATCAGATGCGCTAACTCCCAGACGTTCGGCAATACCAGCAAGTTGAGTACCGGCGCCTGTTATCATACCCGCCCTTGCCCCAGCAACCTCCTGGCCCCTGCCCGCCAGGGAGCGCAGATTTTCAAGGTGTTGCTGCTGTTGTGTTGACGCGATACCCATTGCCTGTTCTTGAAGAGCAGTCCTAACATTGCCGCCTCCAAGACCGCCGATAGCAGCAGAAGATCTTAACAAAGCTTCTTGTTGTTTTTCTCTGAGATACTTTTGACCTGGGCTTTCAATATACGCGTCAATTGCCGCTTGTTGGGCTTCAGGCCCCATTGCACCAGAAAGAGCAGCTTCTTGAGCCAGCGCGGATTGACCCGCAATTGCGTAGGGCTCAAATTCGCCTAAGCCGCCAGCAAGAGCACGTGAAATATCACCGCGAGCTGTACTTGCACCTCTTGCCATAGCCCCTAAACCGCCTGCCAGGCCTTGCTCCAATGCGCCTTGAGCTCCTGCATATCCAGTAGCAACGCCTCCTGTACCGCCAGGTGGTACAGTAGCTCCAGGTAGAGTAGGCATTGTCGGACTTGTACCCGTGGGCGGTGCCAAAATTGGACTTTCATAATCACGTGCTCTTTCAGCAGCCATTTCATCACGTGCTGCGTCAACAGCAGTTTGTGCTGCACCAGCTAATGCACCGCCTATTGCACTCAATCCAGTACGACTTGTACCTGAAGCGGCTTCACCCAAAGTTCGCGGTTGATAGTCAGCGGGAATGCCTCCTGCAATACCCCCAGTAGTAGGCGGAGCAATGCCCCCAGGTACTTCCGTAGCCAAGTCGCCAGGTCGCCCTTCCAATCCGGGAAGGCTTGGTGCAGAAACATCCCCAGGCTGACCCAAAGTGCCACGTTCGAACTGCTGATTAAATTGGGCGGCAGGAACGCCCTGGCTCATAGCTGTTGAGCCCATGAGGATTTGGCGTACATTCGCGCCCGACCGTTGAAGCATTTCATCTGCGCCTGCAGTCGATTGTCGATAGATATCCATGATGTCAGCGGAACCGTTTATGACTTCTCGCTGCAAGTTGTTAATTTGCGTAGAGAAGTCACGTAACGCAGGCGTCATCCTATCTAAAACTTCAGCCTTTGCTTCATCAGCAGCTGCTCTTTGAGTTTCAATAGCCTGAAGCATGGCGTTATACTGAGTTTCCGCTGCGTCTTTTGTAGCGTCAGCTTGCTCTTTTGCACCGAAGTATCCACCGATACCGCTTATGGCTCCGCCAACATCACCCATGACTATTTGTCCTTTCGCTCTTCAATCCTTTTTTCAAGGTTATTGAGCATGTTATCTCGTGTATCTGCGTATACCCACATATCATGGTATTCGCCGCCCTTTAAGAAAGATCCAGGGAGCTTACCTATCACAACAGCGCCTTGTGCCATGATATGCTTGTGAACGTTTTCGTATATGACCGGAATAGCTGCCATGATAACGTTTAATCCGGGCACGTTATGAAGATACCATTCCATAACTTGATCTGATACAATTAAATCAAGCCCTTGTTTACGCGCATATGGTAAGATAAAAATATGGATCCACCAGGTAGACATGTTTACCTGGTGTAGCCGCCAGCAACCAATATACTTGCCGTCGACATTTGCTCCTATCCAGAATTCGTTAACTACATCAGGTATACGAGGATTTGTATCGTCTTCACAAATCGCTGCGGCAATCTGCGGTTCGCTAATAGTATTAAATGCAAGTGCAAAATCAGTAATCCGAAAAATTTCTATATCGCGATCCATCCTTTTGTCCGATCTCCGCTGCCGTCATCAGCGGTTTGCTTAATAAATAGGACTGCGCCGGCCAATCCGGTCTCGTCCATATACATTCGTCCTTGTTGTGCTTCTACTATGCCTTCGGGGCTACCTGTACCAATTAAGAGGCCGTTTAAATGAGTCTGAAGCATAAAAATACGAAACGCCTCTAAGGGTTCCCCTGTATTACGATTAACTATTGCATGAGAAGGATCAAGCTTTGTTATAATGCTTCTCATATTAAATCAGCCTCTAATTTTATGACTACGGGTTTTATAAGATCTGAAATCCTAAATTGTAGAACACAGAAGCGCGGAACCCGGCCATTTTTACGCCAGATTACGCGATGCCCGTATTTGCCAATAGCACCAAGAGCGCGGTTGCGTTCATAATCAAAAGTTTTGGCGTCTTCAGAAATAGCCATGGAAATTTGTGGATTTGCCGTGACTAAATCCCCTACGCCCGATTCAAGAGTTAATTCAATCATGGGCATACGAAAAGGCCTACCCCCATTTGCGAGAGGCGGAGGGTTAAATAAACGAATGAGATTATAACCGTATTCAGAGAGTACTTCAGTGTCGAGAATCCCCAAACGGCCATCTTCAGAATCCCCCACCAAAGTATAACCGTAAGCAGACACAATGCTATTAACACGCCAAGGACCCTGAACCAAGTCACTATTGATATCTGGAATTCCACTTTTTTGTTCATGCCAAAGCCCCGTAGTCATATTGTAAACAAACGTACGATCTACAAAAGCAAATGACACGAAATACTGCCCGCGTTTAGCCCAACTTAGAGCAAAACATGCCCCAATAATAGAATCAGTATAAGAAGACAATACAGTATCAATAGCGTTCGTAGATATCTTTTGAAACTGGTTGCCTTGAAATACCCAAATAGCTGGGTCTTCATCTTTACCGCCCCCAACCATGAAAAAACGTTGATTTGTAGCAATTAAACTAAATGGAGCATAACATCCCTTATCGAGGAAGACATTACTTCTCTGAAAAGGAAATCCACCCCCACCGATATTTTGAAAGCCTTCGGTGGTTTCTGAGCCGGTTAGATAGATCTGATTGTTATAAACGATTGGCGCTACGATAGCATCAGGATCAGACTCAGCAGTACTAAAGTCAAGAGCGTTCCATGATGTACCGTCGTTAAGGCTGGAAATAATCCATTTTTTGCTGTCAGTAGAACAAGCAAAATACCCGTCAATAAAAACCACGTACTGAGGTTGTCCATTGGCTTTAAAATCCACATCGGTAATTTCTACCAATCCCCCAGCTACAGAATAGATATAGCCGGTGCTTGGGTTCCCGGGTACCAGTATCATTAACTGGGTACCGTTATCCGCCATGGATACGCGTCCCGTACCAGAGATATTGACTGCAGGTGTCTCTGCCGCACTAAGATCCACTGCCGTGAAAGTCTCCACACCATCGGGAAAGGCACGATCTATACGGTAAAGGGCGTTCCCATTTACTACATAAGGAGTACCGCCTAAATCCTGTGCGCCTCTATTCGCATCATTCCCCGTAGTCAAGATCTGACGTATGCCCGGAGTGCCGATTAATTGGCGCTGAGATATAACCGGTTGCTGTTGTACTACAGGGATTAGGTTAGTACACTGTTGAAAAGATATGGGGTAAGAATCAAGGGTATAAAACCCGTTTGTCAATGGTATTTCCATTATTCTGATATCCTCATGGTAATAGCATTCACGGTAAAATCGGCAGTACCCGTTTGATTCTCAACCCAAAGTTCTATGTAATCGTTGGTGTCAAGTTCTAAATTCCAAATAAGGGCCACATTACCAGAAGAGTTTGAAAAGGATCTAACGACAACCGAAGCCGCTATCTGTACCCCGTTTAGATAAAGATAGAAAGCAAATGTATCCGTACCCGCCGCCGCCCTTTGCCCACTGATAGAGATATTAATATCGAAGTGCCGCTCTTTTCCGTCATAAGTCCAGCGGCCAACCCCTGCCCCCGCCTGTGTAAAACGGTGCATGGTTTGGGCAGTCCATGTAGGCGGAATGATAACAGGAGTATTCGCCGCTGCGATTACAGCGTCCGCCCCGCCATGAGTCGCCAAGGCAAGACTATAGCTATTCGATGCACCGGTATTGATAAGAAAATCCCACCGGTTATCATAATGACTGATATTTTCAAGAAAAGTACCGGTAGCCAGTTTGACACAATTAAAAACAGTGCCATGCCCATTAGAATTTACATTACCATCGTTTACAAGACCGCTAATACAATACGCCCCCGCATCGTCCAATGAAAACAGTAAACTGTTCATGGTAATAATGGTAAAAGTTGCGGTACCAAAATCTATAGCTTTGGCCGCAACCCCGTTAACGATAATGGTACCGATGGCGTATAAAAATGTGTAACACGATCCAGAAAAAGACAAACCAGCGTCAGCCGCCGTTACATTTACTTCTCTAAAAAAGGTAAGCGCCAATTCATCAACAGTGCCTAATGTATCGCAGTTTACCGTTACGCCCGTGCAGATAAATTCATGCGCCCCGGTTGTAGAAGATAAATCAATCCAAGTACCAGCGGCACAAGCGATAGTGATATTTTTCAGGTTAAAATTGACATCAACACCAGTGAACATGGTGCCGGTACCAGAATAGGTGAGCGTAACAAGAAAACCATCACCGGCGGACAGAACCGTATTATTACCAAGCGCAAAGCGGTTAACGGTAGAGATATCATTCAAAAGGTAATATTCAGTATCGGCTTCAAGTGTAATAACACCACCGGCGGGGGTAGGAAAGTCGGCCTCTTCGTAAACAAAAACCGTTTTACTACTCGCCGGTACATCCGTATTGGTAATCTGAATTTCAGTACCCGAAGCGCCTACGGAAATACCCGTACCGGCTACAATGCTTCGAACCGTGGGAGAATCAGCGTTCTCATTGATGATAACAGCGGCCCCGCTCTTATCAATGGTAAAATTGTGCTCTATTTCAATACCATCTTGGGGGCTTTCAGTTACGAGTACCCCAGGACCGCCGCCAATGTTGCGGATATAATTGATATCAGCGTCAACATCAAGTACTGGGATACTCGTAATTTCACCCTTGGTCTGAAGCGTACCTGTAACCCCCAAAGAGGTTAAAAAATCAGCTATGGAGATCTTGAAGTTCTGACCATTGCGTACAAGATCTAAATAGTCAGTTGTTTGAAGAGATGTTATAGCAGTAAAATTGCTCTTTTTTATATCCCGGGCCCGTGTCATTAAGCCTCCTCTGTATCGTCTTCCAAAGCGATACTTCCACCCGTTTCTGTAAGGATTGTGCTTTCTTGATCTGGGTAAAAAGTTGTATCCGCGTACCCAGGATAATCTTGACCAGAGCCTTGAGGTAGAGTGTCTGGGTATTCCATTGCAGACGTATCAATTACTATGTCTACAATAGCAGAATACCCAATACGTGCTAATTCTCTCAATTCGGGAGTCACTGGAACGTTATATTTTGGAGCGAGAAGAATTGCAAGATTCTTCTTTATACCCATTATCGCTCCTAAGGGCACAGTTATAGGATCGGCCATATCAGATACTTGTGTATAGCCAAGATCTATACCTTGAACTGCCCATGCATTCATCATATCATTAAGCATACGAATAGCCGCACGTGCTTCTGATTGCTCAATCGGAGCTTCATCAGCCTGTACAACTAAATCTTCAAGGGCGTCAATAACGATTTCGCTAGTCTTGACTGTCATCTTTCATGAATTCCTTTATACGCTTAAGTGCGTTTCGACGAATATCCGCCAATTCGCCCCGACGTGCAATCCTACGTCCAGTTAGCTCATAAACGTAGGAAACGATATCATTCATATCGTCCAACGTCTTGAGCATATTTTCATGATAGCGGTAACTCCCGGGCCGGCCCCAGCCTTTATCAGGACTATCAGGATCGACCTCATTTTTCGCAGCTTCAGTGACGTTCTTGAAATCTTCCTGCGCTTCTTTGGATTTGACTACTTCTTCCTGTGTGAGCTTGGCACCCATTTTTACAAAGAAGTCGGTAGTCGTTTCGTCGATAATTGCCTTTGCATATCCGAAACGTCCCGGATAAGGAAAATAGACAGTAATCAAACCCATGATAAATCCTTTCTGTGTTAAATTCTGGAGCCCCGAAGGGCTCCAGAAGGGAGCTTAGGCAGGTTTAGCAGCTTGTGGTGTGCGCCCCTGCCTTAGCTATTAGGTGAGACCGTAAGCCTTCCCTGCGAAGAACGGGTTGAGACAACCGAAGGCAGGCAGAAGGTCGAAACGAATCTTCTGCGTATTCGCGTCACCGTCGCTGTACTTGGAGACGCGGATCGAGATGCCGTCTTCAGTCATCGCCACGGTATCCGTGGAGAAGAGCTTCGGCAGTTTCACAAAGGCAATCACGAAGGCATCCTTGTGATAGAACAGATTCGGCTGATACAGCGTTGCGGTGGCACCCAGGATGTTGACCACATCTCCGGTGACGGGGGCCGAATCGACGTTGTTGTACTGGCCGCCAATGCCGGCAGTCTCATA